CTGCTGAGCAATAACCGCCTAAGCGGATGGGGCGCGAGGAGTACTCTCTACTCGTTTCCCTTTTGGGGTCTTCACCGCGGATTTACTCATTCTCCCTTTTGCGGTGGTTACGGGGCGTTCCTCATTCTGTGTAAGCGCATTAGCTCGCCGAATTCTCGGTCTGACAGTGCGCTTCGGAGTTTCTTGTTCTTTTGGGGGTATTTCGTCTCCGTCACAGACAACAGGCACTTTGGTGGCTGTTGGGGGCTTAATCTCTGCACAAAGCGGAGGTTCAAGCATTTGCGTGATCGTTGTGGCTCCAACCAACCAAGTATTGAATACATGTCTACTGAATTCAGGGAACAGTTCACTGAACTCAGAGTCCATCCACCCGCTAGCATTGCTATTGGGGTATTGGACGGAATCTTCAAATTTGGACCACCAGTTGCCAACTCCGAAAGTTGTTTTGGGTCGATAGACTGAGAGTGCAAGAACTCTCTTGCAAAATTCACCAATGACAGGCGTATTGCCGTCGGTGGCGACATAAGACATGCATTTTTCAACAAGCTTATGCTCAGCTGTGACCCCTTTAGGTAGGCGAACCGTAGTGTGGAACTTGGACAGTTGTCTCTTGACGTCGCAAATACTGTCAAGACATCCGTACCACACCTCCGTAGAATAGTAGCGTGCCAGAAAATTGACTCCTCTGTCCCCTCTTTGGACCACCTGGGCTTCCAAGACAAGTCCAACTTGTTTTGCAGCCCAGAGGTGGTCTCCTTCGGGGAGCTCAGGGTCAAGGCCGTCATCACCCATGTGGATTCCGATAGCATCGAAAGCCTCTTGCGGTGTGAGACGGGATCCGTCTGGCCGGTACATATGACGGTAGGCGAGGTACGAAGTGAACGCAGCCCGTAGGGTTTGGAACAGGCTTGTGGCTGAACATCCTGATCCGTGCGAGGGTCCTTGATCGAACGTGGTACCATGGGGTAAAACTCCATAGTTGTCCACGTTTCGCTTGAGTAATTCATTCAAATGCGCCCGATGGTGAGTAAAGGCCTTCATCATCACACATCTGTCTACTCGGCGTAACGTGTGGGAAACTGTGCCATCCATTCGGTGATAATCAGATATGTTTACGAAACTCGCGGTTTCGCACACATCAGTCACACGGCGGGCTTGTTCCAACGGCGTTTTGCCGGGGGCATACCAAGAGAGACTCTTGCAGTGCTGAGCCATGGCCATTGCAAAACTGGCCATGCTAAGCTTATCCAAATCATTATACTGGGAAATATTCCGTGGATCCTTAATGTCTGGATAAGCTTCACCTTTCATAAAGCACTTTAACACATTAATCATGTGAGTGCCGTAAAGGTAAGCACGAGCGATTGATAATCTCTGGGTAGGGCGTGTCTGCTTTTCTTCAACAGCCTGAAAAGAGACGGGCTCAAGGACCACATCCTTCACGACGAACTTTGCAAATTCGTACATGCATTGGTCACGGAATACGTTAGGCCTGGGTTCAGGCTTACGTAACGCGTTAATGCGTCCTTCAACACAGCGTCTCTCGCTAGACGCAGCATTTACAGGGGCGAACGCGCCGTGTACCAAAGGGCTCATAAAGCCTTCAAGC